GAAGAATATAAACTGGAGGAAGCGAAAGCAGATTTAAAAAGCTAGAAACGATTGGTACTTTATATTCTTTTTGGCAACTGAATTAAAAATGACAGTTCAAGAGCTTGCCAATAAATTAACTAGAGAAGAATATGTAAATTGGTTGGCTTATTACGAATTAAAAAGAGAGTACGAAGAAAAAGCTATACAAAATGCAAAGAATAAATCACGAGCAAGAAAACGCTAAAAGCGGTACACTAAGATAAAGTTTTGGTTTTATCGTGGCCGATTACGGTGTAAATATAAATTTAAGGGTAAAAGGTCAATCTGGTCTTGATAGGTTAAACGCAAAAGTAAAAGAAATAACAAAAAGTATAGATAATATTCGTGGAATAGACATAATGAATCCCCGTAATACAGGGGGTGCAGGAGGAAAAGGTGCTCGTAAAACAATAAAACAATACAGACAAGACATGGAAGCTCTTGTCAAAACTGTAAACAAATCTAAAGGAGCTTTTGGTAAGACTGCTAATCAGCAAATGGCAGCAGCAGACGCATTACAAGAATATGCTAATAATTTAAAACTAGGAACAAAAGCACAAAAAGCAGCAGCAACAGCAGCAGCAAAGCAGATTAAAGATATAAACCTCGAGACAACTGCGATAATGGAAAATACAAAAATGAAAAAGAAAAATATAGACCTTTCAAATCGAATGGGAGGAGGATTTGGTAGAGGTGGTTTTGGTGGGGAAAATCCTAAAGGAAATAAAGCAGCATTTACAAGTGCAGCTATCTCTGGTGCGTTTCCATTGTTATTTGGACAAGGGTTACTTGGAGGTGCTGCTGGTTTTGCTGGTGGATTTATAGGAACTAAAGCAGGTGGCAAGATGGGAGGTTTTGCAGGAGGTCTTGTTGCTACTGCTGTTCTCCAACAAATAACTACTTTTTTTGACGGTATAAATACATTAGCTGGTGCTTTTAGCGAATTAAATCCAAACATAGAACAAGCTACAGTTGCATTAGGTTTAAACGGAACAGCAGAAGCGGAAAGAATAAAACTTATAGAAAAGTCACAAGGAAAAATGGTTGCGTTAGCTTTAGTAACAGAAAAAATGAATGAAGCGATAGGAGAAAGAGGAGTAAAGAATCTAAAAGAATTTTCAGAAGCAACACGTTCTCTTGGTAATAGTTTCAAGTTAGCTATGACAACAATGCAAGCTGCTTTAGCTCCATTGTTTACGCTGGCAGCCAAAGCTATTGGTAATGTTACGGGTTCATCAGAAAGAGAATTTAATAGACTTGTGAAAACAGGTGGTGGAGAAACAGATCCAACTTTAAAAGCCTTAGAAGCAGAGTTAGCAGGAGTAGGAACAGGAAAAGGAGCACAAGGAGTTAAGAGAGCGTCAAAGAGAAAGGCAGATATACAAGCACGAATAGATGCCAGAAAAAAGGAATTAGCTGATGTTGGCGAAGTTTTAGAGAAAGAACAGTTAAGGGCTGCTCAATATGATGAAATTACTCGATCTGTAGAAAAGCAAAATCAGTTTTTAAATGAATCTATAACTTTGGGTGGTCGTGAAGCTGAGATTCAAGAAAAACTTAGAGAATTTGATAGGAAAGCTCTTGAATTTGATAAAGAAATAGATAAAGAAGAAAGGAAACAATATGAAAATGCTTTACGTTTACAAGAAGAACTTAAGAGAATAGATGCTTTATATAGTGGAATTGCTGATACAGTTCAATCAGGTCTTGTTGATGCTATAGATGGTGCAATAACAGGAACAATGACATTAGGTGAAGTAGCAAACAGTGTATTTGGCTCTATTCGCAGACAGTTAATAGATTTTGGAGCGACTTCTTTACTTAGAGCAATACCTGGAATTGGTGGTTTCTTTGCAGATGGTGGTGTTACCAAGCCTAATAAATCTTATATTGTTGGAGAACGTGGCCCAGAATTATTTACTCCAGGAGTTACAGGTAGAGTTACTCCTAATCACGAAATGGGTGGAGGGTCTACAAATGTAGTAGTAAATGTAGATGCTTCTGGTTCTTCCGTACAAGGTGATGAACAGCAAGGTAGAGAGCTTGGTCGTCTTATATCAGTTGCAGTACAATCTGAATTATTACAACAGAAAAGACCTGGAGGTTTACTTGCATAATGGCTACATTTCCTTCAATTACACCNACATACGGACAACAAAAAAGATCAGCACCAAATACNAGAATAGTTCGTTTTGCTGATGGATATGAACANAGAGTTTTATTTGGATTACCTGNACATCAAAACCCAAAAATATTTAATTTTACTTTTAATGTTTCAGAAACAGATGCNGATACTATAGAAGCGTTTCTTGATGCNAGAGCTAATGATACTACNAGTTTTGATTTTACTCCACCAGGAGAAGCAAGTTCATCTAAATTTGTCTGCGAAACTTGGTCTAAATCAATTCCATATTTAAATAGAGCAACAATACAGGCAACATTTAGGCAGGTATTTGAACCATGACTGCTGCTACTGTTTGGAGTGCAGGTGATCCTGTCTCTTTAAATGAAATAGTTTCTCCTACAAACCCAGTAACGGGTTTATTTTTTAGAGTCACACAAGCAGGTACTACTGGCAGCAGCGAACCACAATGGGCTCGTAAGATAGGAGAAGTAGTTTACGATAATAATGTTAGGTATGTAGCGTTTAGTAGCATTTTTGCTGATATATCAAAGTTAAATCCTTTTTCTGTTATTGAATTATTTTCTCTTGAGTTAAATAATAATTTTCATGGTGAAGTAACTACTGAACGTTTTCACTCTGGAACAAATTTAAACGGTAATGGTGATATTGTATGGGCTGGTGATACTTACCCAAGATTTCCAGTAGAAGCAAATGGTTTTGCATATCAACGTGGTCAGATCCCTAGACCAAAAATTATTGTTAGTAATGCCGAAGGAGCTATTTCTGGAATATTAAATAGAATTAATATAAGAGATGGTAAAGCTGGAAATGATTTAACAGGGGCAGTTTTAACTAGGATTACAACGATGGCACAGTTTCTTGATGCTTCAAATTTTAGTGGAGGTAGTAATCCTTTTGGTACACCAGATCCTAGTGCTGAATTTGAAAGACAAATTTATATTGTAGATAGAAAATCAGTAGAAAATAGAGATATAGTAGAATTTGAACTTAGTGCAGTTAGTGATCTGGCTGGTGTCAGATTACCTAAAAGACAATGCACTAGAGCTTTATTTCCTGCTATTGGTACGTTTTTTCAATGAGTTGGCAAGATGACGCATTGGTCCATGCGAAAGACCAAAATCCTAAAGAATCTGTAGGACTTTTATTAAATATCAGAGGAAAACAAAGATATTATCCGTGTCAAAATTTAGCTATTACAAGTCATCAAGAATTTATATTAAATCCAGAAGATTATGTAAAAGCAGATAATTTAGGAGAAATAACGGCTGTAATTCATAGTCATCCAATATCATCTCCAGAACCAAGTCAAGCAGACAAAATTAGTTGTGAAAAAAGTAACTTACCGTGGCATATTGTTAATCCAGAAACAGGTAAATGGGCATATCTAGAACCATCAGGATATAAAGCACCTTTGATTGGTCGTGAATGGGTTTGGGGTGTTACTGATTGTTGGGCTTTAGTAGTTGATTGGTATAAAGAAGAAAAAGGAATAACTTTAAAAGATTATGAGAGAAATATGTCTGCTGATGAATTTTTATTTAATCCATTATTTGAAAACTATGCTTGGAGAACAGGTTTTAGAGAACTTAGACCAGATGAACCATGTAAAAAGGGAGATGTGTTATTAATGTCAATAATGTATCCAACTTTAAATCATGTAGCTATTTTTCTTGGAGATATGGTTTTACATCATTTAGCAGATAGACTATCTTGTAAAGAGCCTTACTCTGAATGGTTGTTAAAATGTACTGGTAAGAGGTATCGCTATGCTCAAGAAAATTAAACTTTATGGTGAGTTAGCTGACTTTGTAGGTCATAAGGAATTAGATGCTGTGGTAAATACATCTGCTGATGCAATTAGATTTTTAATAACTAATTTTCCAGAATTAGAGGCTCATATGAATGATAGATATTATCAAGTAATTGCTAATAATTATGAATTATCTCAAGATGATTTGCACGGTCCAATAGGAAGTGAAGGTGTAAGTATAGTTCCTGTAATTAGTGGTGCTGGTGGTGGAGCTTTTAGAAAAATATTATTAGGTGCTGCATTAATTGGAGGTGCATTTGCTTTTGGAGGATTGTCATTCGGAGGTAGTTTTAAAGCGTTTGGAGCAAATTTAGCAGCAGCACATGGTTTTACTCAAGCTGCTTTTGGTATTGGTGCAGCTTTAACTTTAAGCGGAGTATCAGATATGTTATTCCCGTTACCAGATATACCTGATTTTTCTA